CCCATACCTTGGTAGCCTTGATGCAATCCATCATGCAAAATTTCAAAACGATTTGCAATATAATTAAGTAGAGCGCCACCATTTACCAAATCGCAAAATCTCCAACTTGCAAAATTGCAAAAACGAATAAAACACCAATTTACAAAAATTGAAATTTGAAAAATTACAAAAATTAATATCTCAACTAAATAAATAATTATGAAAGATATATATAAATATTCAGATCCGCAAAAAGTATTCAATAAAGCTAAAAGATTATATGGTAACGACATTGATATAAAATTATCTACAAGACAAGATAAAAAATACATGATAAAACATAATAATAAATGGATTCACTTCGGCCAAATTGGATATTCAGATTTTACCAAAACAAACGACAATACCAAAAGAAAACATTTTCAACAAAGAAATCATGAATGGAAAAACAAACCTAAATATTCACCGGCTTATTTATCATATCATTTACTTTGGTAAATAAAAGTGTAAATTTATTTTCTTCCATATTTTAATATAAAAATATGGAAAATAATAATACTGCTTTAAAAAAACGTAGTTGTAAAGCTTGCGGCAAGACATTAAAAATGATTGGTGTTCAGCGTTCAAATGGTAGCTGTAATTATTCAGATTTTGCATCTCGTAGTATGCATAAAAAGTGTTTCAAATCAATCAAAGAAACTTCAAATGTTTTAAAGATGATAGAACAAATTGAAAATAAAATAAAAAAACATAATGAATTAGTAACAGAAATTAATACATTAGAAAATAGTTTGTTTGAATCAAACCAAGAACTTAATGAATTAATGAAAGATCAATCATAACGTTTAGGTTTTTTCACATCTCTTTTTTCTCTAACAATATTTTCCTCTTCAACGCCAGACTGTTTAATCAACTTCTTCACTCTAGTTTCTTTTTTATATACTTTCTCTATATCTTCATCATTACTTTTAGTATGCTTAGGTACTTTTAATAACTGATTCCTAGCCTTTTTAACCCCATTAGTTAAATAAACTGTCTTACCTCTAGCAGATGCAACAGTATAAACTTCATTAGACCATGCATTTTCACTACCTTTTTTAAATAATTTCTTCTCTAATATTCTTACCTTATCCCCATTTTCTAAGTCAGTTGTAATATCATTTTGTTGTGATTTTTTCAAATTAATTTGTTGTACAAATTGAATATATAACTCTTGTAATGCTTGATTAGGCGATAAACCTAACAGTGCAGAATGTGGCGAATTGTTATAAGTATCAATAACCTTTGTTAATGAATCAACCCAATTAGCCGATTTTGTTACTATTCTTTTCTTTGTTAATATCTTTTTCAATGTTAAAGCGAATCTATCAATGATCCCCAATGCGTGATGATCATTAATAGCTACAGTGTTAAAATTAATTTCCAATTTCTTTATATAAGCTTGAAACTTATTACTTAAAAAACTTGAATCTGAATCACTTATAATATTAGTTGGTACAACATCAGCCTCTTTTACAATTTCTTGAAATGTTTTTAATACTGTTTCATCATCTTTATTCTTCATAGGTTCACATGTTACGTGCCTACTAAAAATATCAATACAACATAAAATATATTTATAACCTTTATTAGCGCTTTCATACTTAGCTAATACATATATATCCATATTCCAGAATTCATTAGGATAAAAGGCAACTATAGATGATTGCTTTTTATCAACTACTACCTTAGTTAATTGTTCCGCTTCTTGATCTTCTAAATACTCTTTAATCTTAGCTAATGTTATTTTAAAACCATCTTCATTTAATAGCTTATGTAGCTTAGCAGCAGATGGATAATTATTTTCTTCATAATATTCTTTAACTTTATCTTCCATTATATAACTAATTAGATATTTTTTAATTGATAACATTAATATATTCTAACTTAGTTGCTCTTGTTAATGCAACATATCGCAACTTATCAGTTAACCTATCCCATTCATGAATTGTATAAGGAAAGTCAAAAGTGCAACCTTGACTTTTATGAATGGTCATAGCATAGGCAAGATAAAATAACTTTTGAAAGTCATTAACATCAATAACCTTTTTGCATCTATCATTTTTGATAAAAATCATATTGCCTTTAATCTTCTCAACGGTATACTCTTCATTATTAATAATATCTAATTCTTTATTATTAATATGTGCAATAATAGGCATCTTTGGATATAATATAACATCTTGACTATTTGGGTCAAACTCTGACTTTTTCAAACATATCTTTTTTTTATGATATAACACCTCCATTTTATTGTTCATCATTTCATTATAATAAATTCTCATCTTGTTTGTGTAGCAAAGATGCTTAAAGGTTAGTTCATTATTAAAGTTGGTCTTGTCACGACTCATTATAGTTTCAAATTTACACATATTAAATAATTTATCATCACTACGTCTACATTTACTTAATACTATTTTTTTAGCATCAGCTAGCTCCAACAAAGCAATAGAATTTTTATAATCTGTATATTCGCTGATTCTATCATTAACTGGTGGTAATTGATTAAAATCACCAACCAATATAAACTTAACCTTAGGATTAATCATTTTAATAGTTAATAACAATTTATAAAATATTTCTTTCATCATGCTTATTTCATCAACAAAAATATAATCAACTTTCATATCTTTGATAGCTTTCATAGAGTTTATCTTTGTTGAATACCTATGTAATGTGGTTCCGTTAATTAATAATGCAGCTTTATTAGTGGGGGCTAGTACGGCGTATTTCTTTAATAAAACATCTAACTTTGACTTAATCATATTAATCAAAGTTGTTTTACCACATCCAGCTGGACCATCAATATAAAAACTAGAATCGCTATCAATCACCTTATTAACTAATGGTGTAAAATCATTATCTTCTACATCATTATAAATTGTCCACTCACGATTTATAATTTTGTAAAAATCGCGTCTTATCCATCGTGCTTTTTTCTCAAATTTCAACCTCTCTTCTTTGAATTCAAGCTTATACTTATACACACCTGCGCGCCATTCATGACCTTTAATGTTTAATCCATCATCATCTACTTCAAAAGGTAATTTATCATCTGGAAAAGTACATATAACACAATCAGTTGATAGATCATAAACCTTCCCACCTTTTGATTCAATCAATAAACTTAACTTATGCAATTCAATATTTTCAAGTTGTATAATTTGTTGATAAATTGGTGCTTCAGTTTCAACTTTTTGAATATGTCTCTCTTTAGTTACATGGTAAAATATATTATCATCAACTTCAATCTTTTCAACAAACGATCCATCATTTTTGTTATATTGAAAAAATGCCTCCATTGGTTCCCTTGTAATACATATTGATTCTGTTGTTGTTTGCTTATCAATATTAGGATGAAATGCACCAATCATTGAGTTGATGGCTAGTTTTGATAATTCAACTGGTAACTCATCACGACATTTATCAATAAAAGAACTATAATAATCGTGCTTAACAGTAAGTGATGCTTGAACGGTATATAATATATCCTTAGCTTTAATGATACCTGATTTTAAACAGTAATCAACCATAGGGTAATAATACCAACCATTACCACGTAATGGAAAATATGAACCATGTTTTATAAAATAAATACCTGCTCCTGTCTGTCCATTGTACTTAACAACCCTGTCAAAGACGGTAAATAACGGATAATCATACTTACTACTATATAACTGTTCAGTTCTAGATTTATTAATATCAATACGATATATTTTATCGCCTGTATCTTCTTTGTTTAACTTCTCAATAAAAGCATAAGAAAATGCCGCAGGTGATCTCATTATCTCTGCAACTTGTGAATTATATGATGATTCAGTTTCACTAGTCTTAACATAATCTCCATCTTCTTGTTCTTGATGACATTTATCTTTATGACATGATGGGCATAATACCTGTAAGTTTTTCATAACGTTCGTTCCACCATTAGCTAGTGGTTTAATATGATCAATATGAAACCGTTTAACTGTTTCCTTGCATACATTACATTTATTTTTAAATTTCTTAATAAGCTTCTCTCTCTCTCCAATACTCAAATTAACCCTTGCGTTTTTATCCTCAAAGTGTTGTTCTCTCAATTGCCTAATGAATCCTACAAATGTTTGATTCTTGAATTCAATATTATGTTTGATGCACAAATCAAAAACTCTTCGCCATGTCATCCCTTTGTTTCTATCATTAGGATCTAAACATAGCCAATACTTAACCTTATTAATAATAACTTTAATTTGATTAATTGATGTATGACTAACCCTTACTTTAGGCACACCATAATATTTAATAACATCTCTTACAATATCATTTAAATCATTAACTCCATCTCTAGAGTAAATAATAACATAACTATCTAAATCATTATAATTAACAAGCTCCTCAACTGGTACATTTTCAAGCAAATCATCGCGATCAAATTTATTGTCAAACTCAAGCTGTTGAATAATATTAGTATTAAAATCAGTTTTAACCTTTGACCTTTCACACATACTTTTAATGTCCTTCTTATCCTTTATTAAATATTGATGGTTATCAATCGCATAATAAACCAAAGCAGGGTAATTCCTATTTTTAGATCTAGATTTTAAAAAACAATTTTCTGCGATATCAAATGCATAATGACTGATATCGTATTTTTGACATATAACCTGTAGACAATCAGGACTAATGCCGTCATTAACATTCCATCCTTCCCCATCATCATCAAGATCAAGCCCCTCATCTAACGGTGATGATTCGCATGTATAAAATTCATTTACAATTTTTAAAAAATCTTCTTTTTTCACATGTGGATAACAAGCTAAAAAGTTATCCATAACACAGTGACCAGTCTTTTTATCAAACACATCAGAGTTATTAATTGAATTATATTTAACGTAATTACAAGCTTTCATTTTCATTCTACCAGTTGATAAGCCAGTCATTGATTCAGTAGCCTTTGAGTATGAATGACTATAAAATGCTTCAATATATGAATCCTCCTGATCAACTTTATAACCTCCGCCTTCACTTGATGCTAAAAGTGTATCAACAATATGAATAGCTTGCCTTTCAGTTTTAGCCTTCACAACATTAGTTATCTTCAATGGTACTTTTTCAGGTGCTCTTTCAGTCCATTTACCATTTCTTTGTTTATAACTTACATCACGAATAACAGTGGTAGTAACAAAAAATGTTTTTGTATCTTTTCCTCTTTCTTCACGATGAATTCTTATATCGTCCGCCGCTTTAAATCTTTCATCAAGTTCAGCTTTCCAACCTTCTAATAGTTGTTCATAGTTATCCTTTGCCTTATTTAAAGTTGGTTTGAAAGTCTTTCTCACATACTTTCGTTTTCCTTCATTCATACCAATATTAAGAAGACTAGACTCTTCTTTTTGTATCTTTTTCAATTTATTAGTTTCCTTCCTCTGTATCTTGTCTTCACGTTTTTTTAAAATTGTAGCTTTGCGTTTTTCAACAGCACTCATATTAATACTATGACTTAGATTATTATTTTGTTTTGAACTATCCATATATATTGAGTAGAAATTAATCTTTAAATATAAATTTTCTATATATTTATATCTAAAGAAATATTAAAATTATTATTTTTTACAATAATAATAATATTAATAAGGTTATTATAGTTCTTCTTTTTTATCATCATCACTTATCTTAAGTGAAAATAATATTTCCAAATCATTTACTGTACTTTTACATTTTGAGATCTTCTCTAAAATTTTATTTTCATCATATTTATTCCTATAATATCTGTTACGTTGTCTGATTCTTCGGTTTGCAGTATCTAAAAAATTAATACATTTCCGACATCTCTTTGAGTATTTAATATAAGTCTTAACTGGTTTAGATTCATTACAAACATTACATGTTCGCATTGGTTCATTTTCAAATGTTTCAAGTATAATTGTTTCATTATTTTTTTCCATTATATTATATATAATAGTAGAAATTAATCTTTATATATAAATTTCTATACTATTTTTTTAATAACTTTTTAACTTGAGTTTGTAAATCTAAAATCATCTTTTGTTGTTCTTGAATAGCATTAATTAAAACAGGAATTAATCCCATGTAGTTCATCATATATTTATCATCATCTGATTTACATATTAATTCAGGTATTACTTCCTCAACATGTTGAGCTATCAAACCAAGGCTTTTGGTATCAGTATCTTTCTCATTAATATAGTTGAACTTAAAAGATGCTAACCTCATTATTTCATTTAATCCATAATTTAATGCTTGGAAATTCTTTTTTAATGATTGATCTGAAAAAGTATTATAAGCCCCGTTTGATGATATACTAGCACCATTACCTGATAAGTTAGGACCCACTGATGATAAATTTCTAAAATATAAAGTTGAATAATAATCAATATATCCATTTGATGATGTAGCACTCATTCGTAAAACATAGTTTGATGATGAACCACAATAATAAGATGGTGACCCAGTATTATTATTATATATACTTCCATTTGAATCAATTTTTAATATTTGAGAACCATTATTAGAAAATATAAAACCATTATAACAATAACTAGTATTCACATCAAATTGAAAAGCGTTATTTGCTGCACTACTATATAAGCTACAAACACTGGTGCCATATGTATAATCGCAAAATTGCAATGATGCACCTAATGTGTCGCCGTTTGCTGTTGCACCAATGCTTAATGTTCTATTAATAGAAGGTGAACTTATAAAATCAATTTCAAGCCACCCATAAGTACCATTCTTATGTTTCATAGCTATAAATTTAGCATAACATGTGTTTGAGTTCATAACGTAATAACTCAAAGGATTTAATACATTACTACCATAAAAAGTATTTGATCCTTGAGTACCAATATATAATAATCCACTATTACCACTAGATGCTGATGTACTCGGTATGGCAAAATTAGTTTTAACTAAGTTTATCTCAGTTCCTAATTGACTATCAGATGTTATTTGTGGAAAGTAAAGATTATAATATAAATAATTTGAAAGAGTATAATTTATAATTTGTAAAGAATTAACAGGAAAAGATAATGTTACCTCTTTATAGCCTACCATTAATATGATTTAGATATTAATTTATAAAGTTTGCAGTAAACCCGTAATTATTCCCATTGTTTAAGGTTGATGCTCCGTTTGTAATTTTAGTAGGTAGTGTAGTATTGATTGTTGATATTGATGTATTAATTGATGATATACTATTAGTATGTGAGTACACAGTACCCGATAAAGTATTTATACTATTTGTATTATAATATAAAGTACCTGATAAAGTTGTTATACTATTTTGATCGTTGATTAATCCAATTAATAATTGTCCAGTTTGAGTAAATGCTGTTGATAAGCCACCAGATAATGAGACTAAATAATTGTAATAATAACCAGATATAGAATCAACAACACCAGACAAACCGATTAATGAATTATTTTGATAATATATTAAACCAGATAAAGTATTAATACAAGCTTGATCAATAATTAATCCATTTAATAACTGAGCTGTTTGAGTAAACGCTGTTGATAATCCACCAGATAAACTATAAATTGCATTTGTGTTAGAATAAACAATACTTGATAATGAATAAATATTAATATTTGATGCCCCTAATAAATTAGCATAATAACCTGATATTGTATTTATAACAGATGATAAAGTATATATTGAATTCGTATTATAATAAATTCCACTTGATAAAGTTACAATTGAATTAGAATTGTAATATACAATTGAACTTATTGAAATTATTTCATTAGCTATTACACTTGATGAATTATTTAAACTGTAAACACTACCTGATAATGTATTTAAATATGAATTATCAGTTGTAAGTGTAGAATTTAATAAAGCTACTGAAGATAATAAAGATGTAATTTGTGTATTCATACTAGATTGATTTGTATTTAATGCTGATACTTGACCTGATATAGCAGAATCAAATGAAATAAAATCATGAAAACCTTGGAATATTTGACCTGATAAAGTAGCTGTATATAATTGTTGTTGTTGATATTCACCAGATAAAGTTATAACTGTTGTTTCAAGATAATTAATTAAATCACCCACTGCTACATTAAACATTGAACCTGTTATATAAATATTATTAACATATAAACGATTACATGAAACATCATTAGTAAAATATCCACTTGTATAATAGCCATTAGTAGCATTTATAGTTGTACCATGTATTTGATTCGTTGTTAAATTGCCTGCCATGGTAATATCACCGTTTGGATTCATTACAATATTATCTTGTACCCCGTTATTGATTCGTAAAAAGCAAGATGTAAATCTAGAAAAAACGGATGCATCAACATATATTCCAGTTGTTAAATATAAACATTGTGTTTGTAATGCTTCAACTTGACCCTCAATAGCTGTTACTTCTGTAGCCAATGCCGTAATTAGGGCTGTTGTACTTGTGTAGGTCACACCAAGTAATGCAATATTACCAACTGATAAAACAGTATTCATAGCTCCTAAAAAATCTCCGGTAAAACTGCTTCCTGCCGGACCAGTAGCTCCAGTATCGCCTTTATCACCTTTGCTACCAGTTGCTCCAGTTGCGCCTGTTCCTCCTGTATTTCCTTGTGGACCTTGTGGACCTGTTGGACCTTGTACTAAACCAAAATTTAATACGAAACCAGATACTGTTACATAAGGGGTTCCAGTATTACTAACACTATTGACATATCCAACTGTAAAGGTAGGCACATAAGAAGGAATACCTAAATTTAAATAGTATGGGTTACTTCCTGATATAGAGGCATAAGCTGTTGTAGTTCCCGTTGAATATGTATAACCTATAGCCATCGTTGGTGCAGGACCAGTAGCTCCAGTTATACCACTACTTTTAAATAATAAAGTAATAGCCCAATTTGTACCACCACCACCGCTACTGGAAAATTTAACATTAAGTGGATTTGTTGAGTTTGTTAAAGATATATTATAGCTTGTATTTGTTATTTGTGTTGTTCCTGAAACTGTAGTTATAGAAAGTATAGCAGTACCATTATTATATATATTCATACTTGTAGGTGCTGATATATTTGTTTGTGTCTGTATATAATAACCATATAACACTGAAGGCGGTACACTGGCTGCAAATCCACTTAATGTACTCCATGGTGTAATTCCACCAACATTAAAATAACTTAAAGCTGTAAAATTACCAAAGTAAGTAAAAGTATAATTAAAGTAACCACCTCCTTTTTGTAAAGCTGATATATTACTTGAAATTGTATTAAATTGTTGTTGTATATTTGATGTTGTACCTTGTAAATTAAAGACTTCTGAATTCTGCAATACACCATAGGCTGTTTGCATGGTACCATAAAAATATAAATTATTATTACAATATATATAATTCATATTACAATAACCGTTAGCATATTGAAAAGGTTGGTAAGTAGTAGTACCAATTAATCCATTTAATGCGTTGACTTGAGCACTTATTGTTGTAATTTCATTACTTTGAATATAAACGGCATTTGATATTGTTATTATTTCCATATTATGAATATTTAAATAGCTTGATATTGTATTGATATTATTATTCAATGATAAAATAGAATTTGATAAAGTTAATGTACTATAATAAATATTACTTGATAATGTTGATACAGAATTTGATAAAGTTAAAACATAATTTGATAAACTTGTAAATTGTAAAGCAACATTACCGGCATTTATTATATTATAAAGATCTGATTGTTGCACATAAACTGACCCGTAATTTCCTAATTGTATCGTAGAGTTGATTTTTAAATTATATAAAAAATTGGTTACAGTATTAAAGTTCATTTGAGAACTTGCTAATGAATAAGTAATATATGCACTGCCACCTGTTGAGTAACCAATCAATGCATTTAAATTAACTAAGTTAGAATTGATAGATGATATTTGACTTGTGAATATGCCACTGATAGAATTTATTTCATTGTTTAAACCTATTAAGTAAGATGATATTGTATTGATATCTTGAAATAAAACAGTAACATTCATACCAAAACCATTTAATATGCCTGATATAGTATTTATTTCTAATGCATAGTTTGGTAAGACACCATATAGATAATTGAATTGTGATTGAATAGGTGATGTTAAACCTGTATAATAATATATTGGGACACCATTCAATGATGAACCGCTTATATCATATGTTGATAAAATGTTATTGTAATTGTAAACATAATTTGAATTAACGTTTTTTAATCCTGTTAAATTGTTAGTGTTTAATCCCGATAAATTCTGAATCATATTATAATACTATAGATTATTTTATAAAAAATACTTTATAAAATAATATTTTTCTAGTCTAATATAATGTCTATTTCTGTAGTTGATAAGATAAGTTATACACTCTTTATTTCATCTAATGATAAAGTAAGCGGTACTAATAATAATGCAACCTTTAATGTTAATTGGATAAGTTTATTTCCTAATAATGATCACGACGCTTATAAAGTTTTATTTTGCTTTCAAACTGTCGGTGGTTACTATAAGGATTATCCACAATCTCCTATGTTTTACAATAGTGCAAAGGTAACCGCTAATTTTAGAACTAAATCATATTCATTAGATACATCCACTAATTCACCTTCTTATACACTTGGCATTATTCAGCGTGATATCCAAAGTACAACTTCATCATCAAACACATTGTCATGTTATTATGGTTGGACTGCCGGAAAAACTATAAGCCGACCACAAGGTGACCAATTGACAATTACAATTTATAATAATTATACTTATTCATATCTAAATAATGTTTGGGTTAGTAATGGTCCATCTGGTAATGGTTATGCTGTAGGAAATATTGTTTATTATGCAGTTACCACGCTTTATTACTCATGCATACTTGCCGCAACAAATCAAATACCTACAAATGTTACCTATTGGGTTGGTGTTGTACCAGCGTCTACAAATTCGCCATACGTTTTATTAACTGATACAAATTCAGCCGGTGTTGCTACTACAGATATGACGGCTTGGAATATGGTTATAGAATTTATACCTTGTACTGATACTATTTTTTAATGTTGAAACATTTGATGAGTTTTATTTCTATTCTTCTCTAATGGTGATTTAAATTTCTTTTCTTCTTGGTGTTCTTCTAATTGATTTTCATTTATAGCATTGGTTATCTTTCTATATTTATTACCTAATCTTTCATTATCTATTCTTTTATTTCCGATTTTTCGTTGTTCTCTTCTGAGTTCTTTACTTCCTAACATTGTCATATATTATAATGTTAGAAAATAAATAATTTATAGTTTTTTAAAATCTTGCCGATAATAAACCGTCTTGCAATACAAATATTATATCAAAATTACTATAAAAATCTAAAACATAACTATTTGCAGAAAGAGCATTTAACATGTTAAATTCAAAGAATAACTGACTTGATAATGTATTAGTACCAGATATAATAACATCTGATCTACCAGCGAATAATTCTAATTCAGTACCAATACAGAAACCAGCTTTATATGAATTAACGGTTTGAGCTTGTAGTACTGTACCACCACCTAAAACCGCACCAGTACCAGCAGCATTTATACCTGCTATGCCACCATTTCCACATCCATTATCTCCAGTGTCGGCAACATTGTAATAATCAAAACCGAGACCACTTCCAACATCAGCTTTAGATAATCCATGCCATGATTTAAGCACTTCCATATAAGCCTCCGCGTAAGAATATATTGTCGTACCATTACTCAATGTGACAGGTTTCTGAGGGAAAAGGGCCCCACCTAGTCTCCAGTAATATGAGCTAATGTTTGGGTTACTTCTTGATCCTAATGAATAAGATAAAGCATTTGTTGTCATAGAATTAACTCGTGGTAATACGATTAATGTTTTTAAAGATGCATGTCTGGCGGGACAAATAAATGATTGATTACCACTTGAAGATGCCGGCAGTGTTCCAACAAAATGTCTAAATGAATTTCCATGTAAAAATATTGCTTCACTAAAAGGGGTTACGCTGTTTACCATTGCCATTCCTTCATCAGACAATTCAATCATTGCTATTTCTAACTCTACACCAGTAACTGAATATGTCGGTGTTGTTGCTTGTGCCCAACAAAAAGCAACGCTATTCTGTTCTAAAACTATTTCAATTCTAATATCATCAGCTAATGCGAATAGTGGTAACATTTTATCAGCACCTAATCCAATCAAACCAGACAATATAGGAAGACATACGGTTAAGTGAGTATTACCAGTTTGATTTAATAAAGCACCACTTCTATATCCTGTTTCACTTGAACTTATACCTAGCGCGGAAGATGCACCATATGACTCAGCATAATTCATCTGAGAATCTATTATGTAATTAAATAAGACGTTATAATTTGCTATACTTTCTAACAAGTTAGAACCGTGATATATATTTATACTGTTTATTACACAAGCACCGCATCTATCTAAATTAAAATTATCTGCAGCGGTTACTGATGTATTGTTAATGGTAAATTTTAAATAGGTTTGTTGTGGATCAAGAAATGTATTACGGCGACCTGCTGGTACATATAGAATAATTGTATTAGATGCTAAAAAGGTTGTTCCATTGGTAGCTGGTACTGATGCTCTATAAGCTTTACCTGCAACACTAGAGGCTTTTAAGTTAAATAAACAATCTGAACTCACAGCGTGACGATTTGGGACTAACTCATGGTTATCTGTCATATATAATAGCGTTAGAAAATATTTATAATATATTTTTATTTATTACTAAAGTAAAAAATAAAAAAACTAAATAATTTTATGCATATTTAAGTATATTATGAAAATTTGCATCATTTTTAAATCTATCTACGTCTTCTGTTATTGAAAAGTGCAGAGTTAAATTCCAATTACAATTATTAAAATTAATATGGTTTAGTAAATCATCCTTTATTTCAACCTGTATTGAATCAATAACATCAATATTAACCGGTATCTCAAATATAGTTGATTTTTGAAATATGATTTGGTTTGATCCACTTTGTATTATAATAGGTTGTATTATAGAACCTGTAGATTTATCAAATGATTCTATATTATTAGTATTAAAAGTTTCTATCCAAATGTTTATATGTGACACACCATTAAAGTTACATGTAAAAGGTAATGTTATAGAACCCATATTAGAAATGTACACTGTATTAATTGCGAAACCCATTATTTCATATATAGTTGATCCTGTTGTTATTGACCATGCACTTGTATATGTTATTGTAAATTGATTTGTTATGCTATTATAAGTTATACTAAAATTTGTTGGCATTTGAGATAAGAATTGAGTCATAAAAGTATTTACATTATAATTTCCTTTTGTAATATTAACAGAGTACGATGTTGAACCTATAGAATAATTAAAAGTATTATTGTATTCATTTATTACATATATTGAGTTTGGAGATGTAAAAGCTAAAACTGATGTTGAAAACATTATAGAATCTTTTGGTCTTCTTATCGGTGATTCTAAAATGAATTCTACATTAGAATTAAAAGAACCATTATTGTAGGTTGTTGCATTTCTAGAGTCAAGACTAACAAAAAAATTACTCGTCTGTGTGTATAATAGATCGTTCATTATCATTACTTAGATTATTATTTTCAGTTTTTGTTTTTAATTCTTCTTCTCGTTTCCTTTGATTCTCTTCGTATTTTTCATTAACTGGTAGTTTTAATATATCCTCAAGGGTTCCGTGACTTGGTGGTAGTCTTTCTTTATAAAGTTCATCTAATATGCTATTCTCATATTGAATAAACCTTGTCAAATTAAAAAATTCTTTGTATTTTTCAGACATGTATATATTTAATGGAGAAAAAAACTATAGTTTTTTATTTTCTAATCTACAATATATACGTAAATGGTCAAAAAAATATTTATGAAAAATACTGAAGATGTTGAAGAAAAAAAGGGTAAAAATAAGAAATATGAAGAAGATGAAGATGATGAATATGAAGGATCAAGTGAAAATACAACAGAAGATGAAATAGAAAAACCTAAACGAAAATCAGGCAAAGCACCTAAAGAAAAAAAACCTTATGTTATGACTGAAAAACGAAAAGAAGCATTTGAGAAAGCTAAGAAGGTTAGAGAAGAAAAGATTAAAATTAAGAAAGCACAGAAAGAAGAAGAAGACGCTAAATATAATGCTTATAAAGAATCATTGAAGGCTAAGAAATTAAAGAAACAAGAAAGGAAGAAACAAGAAGAGATTAAAGAATTAGAAACAAGCAGTGAAGAAGAAGAAATTATAATTAAAAAGAAAAAGCCTAAAACTAAGGTTATATATGTTAAAGATGATGAACCTATTGAAAAACAACCAATTATTATTAATAATGTACCTTCTGGTGGATCATCAATAAGACCTAGACGATCAGTTTTTCATAATGGATTTCTTTAGTATTGATATTTAGATTCTAATATTTCTGTTGCTTTATCTGGATGGTGGAAAAAGTATTTAATTAGTTTCTGTTTAGTTTGAGTTTGATTTAATTTACCTAAATTATGTATTTCAAGTCCTAAATGATTTATTAGTTTAGTGATCTTTTTTTTGCTATTTAATTCTGATAAAATCAATAATGAATCTGAATTTAAATCAGTTGCCTTGATTCTTCTTTTATCTTCTTGGTTGCTTCTTTCAACATTTGTCGTTAAGTTTTCTTCTGGATCTGGTTCATCATGAAAATCTTTATGTGTAAAAAATGGTTCTTCTTCTTGATCTTGAAAATCATCGAAATCATTTGATGGTTTCTTTTCTGAAAATGCTTGTGGTATATGTCTTTCTAATATCTCTCTAGATCTTTTAGCTTCATCTATTTTTTCTCTGTTTAACTGATGGTACCTATTTATTTCTTCTTCAGTATCGTAACCATCATCTTTGACTTGAACATTTCTAGCTATTACTGTTCTAGGTCTAGTATATTGTGGGTGTGGGCTATTAAAAACTGGTGATGCTGTAGGAACTTGTGATGTTCTAGTTGGGCTATTTGTAGCTGTTGCAAAATTTATAGGTTGTCTGTGTAAAGTATTTGTATTTTCACGACTTGCTATTTCTCTAGATCCGAATGGTGTTAAATCATAACCTGAGGGTCTGCTATATGTTATTTGGGTTGGTGGTGGCCCTATATTAACTGCATTGTAACCTGGTTTAGGTGCTGGGTTATATTTAGGTTTTGATTTTCCGCTTGACTTTTTATGAGTATGAATATTTATAATATTTTTCACGCTTAGATTATTTTTATTAGTATTAATTGATTTAGAAGATTTTGATTTTCTCTTTCTAGCCATATAATATATATTAGATTTAAAATTATTCATCTAATAATATTTCATCAAAATCTTGATTGAATATTCTTTGAGTATCAACATTTAAAAACAAATAGTCATGAGGCTTTTGATATGAAAATTTCATTAGATCTATAATTTTATTTTTGTGATCTTCAAACAATTCATCAAATAGGTTCTCAAATTCTTTCTTGCTTGGTTTGAATAAAATTAAGTTGTTAAATAGTTTTCTAACTGATAAAGGAATAGATGTAAAATTTTGTAACAGAACAAATATATTGACTTTTAAATGTCTTCTGTTATATATTATCTTTTGTAATGTATTTAAGATAGCATGGTTTTTTAATGATGCTCCTACATCATCCAAGATTAATAATGTAGTTTCTTTTTCTGATGCTGCTTGTTCTAGTTGTTGGTATATTATGCTAATTGTATTTAAATTGAGATCGTCAAACATTTTGTCTGGATGATGCTTTTCAAATGGATTCACTTTTAATGAATTTCTTGAGTTTGTAGGCATTACTACTATTACGTGATTAAATACTTTTCTGAATACTTTTTGTTTCTTCCTTCCTGTTAATAATGATATCATTAGTGATGTTTTACCACTTGCTGGTTTGCCTATAAATCCTGTGAATCTAAAACCGTTAAGAAAGTTTAGCATATCATATTTTTCAAGGTGAGGCGCTAATGAATAGTCACATGTAAATACTGGCATATCTAAATCTAATTTTTTATTCTTTTTAATTTCCATTTATATTATTATCTAGTGTTAGATAATAATAATATAATAATGACAAGTTTTCATGATATACTCGCTAATGGATACTCAAAGGATAAGAAGAATAATTTAAATGGTTATAAATTGGATGATGAACTAAGCAATCATAACCATCAAGTATATTATCATCCTGAGAAAAAGAAACTCTTATATAATGTAACAGGTACACATAACGCTGAGGATATAATTGATGATATAAGACTTGCAACTGGTTTCGGTTTTAAGAAGACTAAACGATATAATGAAGAAAAAGAAACATTAAAAAGATCTAAACAAAAATATGGTACTGATAATGCTATATTAACTGGTCATAGTCTTGGTGGCGCTTACACGTCATATATATCTGATCCTAAACTAGATCAAGTATTTAATTTAGATAAAGCTAGTACGATTGGACAGAGATCAAGAGAAAATGAACATAATTTTCATCACAAATCCGATCTAGTAAGTACATTCGCTGATAAGAGCGTACCTTTTGGTCAGTCAAATTTTGACTTTCTTGATTCTCACAAAGTAAAGCATAGTAAAGAACTACCTTTATACTTTTAAAAAATATCTAGCTTAGTTTATATACAATGTCAGATCCACCAAATAATATACAAAATACGCAATCTTTAGACGATTTATACGCGGGTTCGCTTAAAAATTCGTTAAAGTCTCATATAACATATCACACAATTTTAAATAAAATAGCCACTGCTATTATACAATTGCCAGAATTTCAAAGATTAAAACAAGGTTCAACAGTTGATCACGAATTAGTTCATACCGTTTGCTGTATAACTGAAGACTTAGCAACTGCTAATAAGAAAAGTGAAAAGGTAGATAAACAGGCTTTAGTTGTTGAAGCTATTACAAAAGTTTTTCCATTACAACCTAATGAAGTTTTAACATTACAAAACCAAATACAATATTTATACAATAATGACTTAATAAAAAGGAGTAAATTCATTAGAAGAATCTTTAAAAAACTTAAAAATACTTGCCAAAAGTTTATTACATGAAGCAATTATTAAAACCCCACAAGTACATCAACTTATTATTAATAAAATACTTGCCTTAAAACTTAGTCATGGTTTGACTCTCATATTAATTATATTATTAACGTAAGTTAATTATATAATTAGATCCCATTTAATTTAAATTGAGTACATAATCTATCAACATATTGTTTTAAATCATCTTCAAATTCAAACTCAAACATTGTATATTCATCTGGCTCATCGCTTTCATAACATCTGAATGAAAAATTAACTCTGTTGTCAACTAATCTAAAATATAAAATCTCAGAGTCAACCTTAGAAGTAAAATAATACTTTATCATATAATAATAATTAGATATTTTTTTTATTTAAAATTTTTATGTAGTTTTTTTATAGCTTTTTTTTGTTTCTTTGTTGGTTTAACACTGATAGGTAAAACATATTCACCACCATGTAATATAGCTAACTCTGCTTTATTTCGTTTACCTTTAACTCTTCCACCTTTCTTAAACATAGGAATCAAAGTACCAGCAAATCCGCCAATTGTTGAACCTAATTCTTTTCCAAGACGTTCTCCTCGTTCACCACCTAAACGTTTACCGATAGCACCACCTGCCCAATCACCCGCATGTTTTCCAATAATATTGCCTAGAATAGCCATTATATATTTATACTGAGATAATATTATTTTCAAAATCTAAATGTTTTTTAGACTTCAAATGTCTGACTTTATTAGAATAAGTATATACACTACCACATACGCAAGTATTCTTTTCATTTTTCTGTTCTCTTATCCTTTCATTATTTTTATTTTGATAATTAATTTTATACTCTTTCATTTTCTCTTTGTTTTGATCTCTATATATTTTATTTCGTTCTAAGATTTTATCTTTGTTTTTTATATAATTTTTCATCTCTTTTTCTTTCGTTATTTCAGGGTTGTTCTTTCTAAATTCTTTTTTCTTCTCAAGAATCTCATCAGCTTTCTCCAAATAACGAGTTTTAACATTATTGATAATCTTCTCTTTATTTCTTTCATAGTATTCTTTTGAGCTTTGCAATGGTATATGTTTATTTACACAAGCTAATGTTTTTATATAATATGCCTCTCTTGCGTGTAGTTCATCTTTTGTATTACATATGCAATTTTCTATTAATATTATTCTGCAATTTTCAACACCATATTTATCAAATATATTATATGCTGTCACATTACTATTCAATCCATTTTTCCATCTTTTATAACCATTACGGTGTTTAACCATCCTTTGACTTAAATACTCTTTAGTTGTACTACCAATATATATATCTCCTTCTTCGTGATTAACTATAGGTTCAATCTTATATACTTTTGAATTCTCGTAATTTACCATTTTATACTATTATATATCATTATTCCTTTAAGTGTATTTTAATATCCTACATTGTAATCATAGTATGCCCCTGATATTATTAATTGCTTTCGTGTTTCGTTATTGTGATTTTGTATTATCTTGAAATGGTCTAATGTATGAAATGTAAACGGTTTATTAGCTTTTATTGTTTCTATAAAGTACCTATTGATTCTTCTAATTAAATAGCATTGCATCCTAAATTCTATAAAGCTTATTTTCATATTGTATCGTTTCTGTTGGATTGTATGATTTTCTAATTCTTTTTTAATTATTGTAGCTAATGGATGAATTGGTTTAGGAAGATACCCTTTTATTATATCAATTAATTCAATAGGTAATTTATTAATATGTTTTCGCATATATATTAGTTTGTAAAACTTTAATATCTAAATTATTTTATTATGGAAGATTTACCGACTGAATTATTAGATGTTATAAAATCTTATATACCTAAACCTGTTCATCCACTTTCTAAAATGTTAAAACCTTGTATTCTTGATTTTTCAATATTATTTGAAAAAATGCCTGTTCTAGTTACTTATAATAATTATTCTCGTGATCATGTAAATATTAATTTTTTGAATAAACTTTTTAGATATGGTGAACATATAGATTCTGATTTAATTTATAAAAATGAAAAAGCATTAAAATTATTATATTATTCAATGAGATATGATTATCAAGTGTTTTGGTTTGATTATGAATTAGAAGAAAAGATTAGATTTAGAAATAAGAATAATCTTGTTAATTTATATTAATGGACTATAAAATAGTTGGATCTGGTTTATATAAGTTAGTTTCATATTCTGGATGCTTTAAGTAATCCATCATATCATATAAAAACACATCTGGTGGTATTGGTGGTGGTGGTTTCGGAAAGAAATAGTCAACGATTGACTGGAAAAAATTGGTAAAACAATTTTGATTTGATAACATATATATAATACGTTATAAAATTAAAATTTATATGGTTTTTTATTGGAATTTTTGTTATATTTCAATTTGGGTTTTTTTTTGCACTTTTGCATTATCTCCATTTTGCGATTTGGTAAATGGTGGCGCTCTACTTAATTATATTGCAAATCGTTTTGAAATTTTGCATGATGGATTGCATCAAGGCTACCAAGGTATGGG